ACCACTCCAACAACAACATCTGCAAAAGAATCAAATGCAACTAATCGATCATAACCACTGTATTCACGACCTTGTTGTAATTTTTCTTCTACAACAATATCAGCACCATCACCAATACCAGCAGTACCTTGTTCAACATCTACAGAAATAGATACACCTGAGTCTTGTGCATCTAATGCAAATTGAAGACGCTTACCTTTTACAGCTGTGATAGTAGCTTCTGTAGAATTATCAGCAATAGATGCTATAATTTTAGAAGCAACACTGCCTTGAACTGCAATAGCAGCATCAACTGCGGTAACAATGTTATCACATGTAGTTGCAACATCTGCACCAACTGCAATTTCTAGATTTATTCGTGGAAACGGCTCGTACCCATCAGAAGTTTCAATAACTTTTAAAGTGAATTTTTTACCAGAAGTTCCACCTGCTGGAGTTATTTCAGAATCTTGAGCTTTACCTTGAGCGTACTCTAAGAAATCAAGCGATTTAACCGCAGACTTTCTAAATGGAGGAGTTGATTGCGCCGCATTATTAGCATCACCTGCCTTAAAAATTCGATATAATGGATCTTTCTCCGTAGACGCTGCCGCCCATTCTGTCCAAACCCCAGTAGAGCTTAAAACTTGTAATTGGACTGCTCCCACTGCGGATTTAGCAACTCCAATTTTTCCTACAATTACTTGTCTCATATTTGACAAAAATTTTTAATTAATATATAATTTTAAATTATTCGTTTTTACCTAACTCAATTTGCTGAGTTTTGTATCTTGGATCCGAAATACCTTCCAAGATGCTATTAATTGTCATGTCAACTATCTCTTGATGTGTGTGCTCTGCGAGTTCACAATCTACAGAATCTGTAACATCAGCCAAAGATAATAAAACTTTAGACGGATTTTTTATATAGGTTAATTTTAGGCCTTTTATTATAAATATATCATTAGTGTATACTTTCATAACATTACCTTCAAAAACAAACAACGGTCGTGTTTTTTTTGTAGTGTTAAAAGGGTCTGCTAATATTGTGTGAATATCATCGTGCTGCGCAAATTTTGCAGGGGTAATGTAAGTTTTTCTTTCGTTGTTAGCTAGCTCTTCTTCTCCTATCTGTTGATTGTAAGTTAAAGCTTGGCAAGTTTTTAAGCATAAAGTTGTGGCTAACGTTTTTACTAGATACCTATAATCTGCTGGAAGCTCTGTACTTTTATAAACAAAAGTATTGTTTACTGACTGGCTTTCATATTTAAATTTTAACAACTCAGTTTTTATAATAGGCCTAAGATCATCAATTCTCTTCTGAGACTCTTCAAATCCTTTGCCGTATAAATTATTTTTACCGTACTTAAGGTTAATAAATTTTTCAATAGATTTATTAATCTCTAGATCAATTTCTTGAGGTAAAAGCGTGTCAGCTTGGAATGAATTAATCTTATCCACTCCTTGCTGAACCGCTAAATGCATTTGTGTAATATTCATTAATATATTATTACATTAGATTGACAACTCTTTAAGCTTTGCTCTTAGGGTTGTTAATTTACCTGAATTCTTTTTGTTTTTCAAAAAGACTACAGTGTCTTCCATTGTCTCCCCTAAAGTTTCATCTATAAAAATAACTTGGTTTCCAATTTTTCTTAAAACTCCTGCAGTTACCATTTCTTCAATTTCTGCTTTAACTTCTAAGTTTTTATCAGTAGCAATTTTTATAAACCTTTTAGGTTCTTTATCTTTTATATCGTAAAGAGCTGTTTCAATTTGTTCTTCAGTTAAACGGTCTGGATTTAAAGTAGAAGATATTAATCTTAGTACTCTTTTCATTCCTTTTACATTTGAAGACAATTTAATAAACTCTTTGTCTGCGTCTTTTTTAACTTGGATAGTGTTAAATTTAGTTTGCTCTGCTCGCGTTGTATCAAGAATGTAAAATCTATCTCTACCTGTCATTTCTTTTTCTGACATTGCAACATGCGGGTGCTTTAAAGCAAATTGGTATTTAATCCAATCCATAACTCTAATAGGAGATCCATCTGAATGAGTTCCTACTTCTAATTCCATTCCTGTAAATCCTACAGGGATTGACATTTCTGCCCAAAACTTTTTAATGTGTTTAGGCCAATCTTGGTGTTCTGGAGAAACATCTAAAATACCATTTAAATATTTTTTTTCGTCTTCTACAGATAACCCTTTTAGTGGCTGTCTATTTACATAAACACTACTTAGTTTAGATACAGCTTCTGCTAGCACCTCTTTTGGTAAGTGATTATTAATCTCCTTACGGCGTAAAAATATTTTTTTACTCATAATTTAGTACTTTTAAAGTTTTAATTACTGGATGTAAAGTATAACTCTCCTATAATTAAGTTAAAGAAGTGGGGGATTTCTCCCCCACAACTCAACCAAAAAACCAATATATAGACACGCGATTAACGCCTTCTTATAGTGATGCAGCTGTACATTCAATGTCAAGAGAGGTGTCGAATCGTTTAAGAACGATACCTGCAGTCTTTAACATGTGCACAGAAGCACCATCCACGTCGGAAGCTCTAGCAGAACCAGAATCAAACCCACGAGGTACAACTGAACCGGCAACACACCATCTCATCATTTCACGACCTTTCTTAGAGATCATCTGTACGTTTGCTTGACCGTCATAGTTAGACTGATCAACAAATACCATACGGTATGATTCAAGAGAGTATCCTGTAACAGGGTGCTTAGCACGAGCATCAGCAACAGGACCATGATCAAACATAGGTAGTTTAACTACTTTTACTGAGTGACCATCTACGTGATCATACGAAGTAAAGTAACCAGTAACACCTAAGCTACGACCTGAACCTGTAATAAAGCGGTTTTCACCACCAACTTTCCAAGAGTTACTATCAGCACCCATGTGACCTTTAAGAGCTTCGTCAAATTCACGAGCTCCACCAGTACCTGTGTACAAAGTAACTTGCTTAGCATTAGCGTCTGTCATTCCGTAGAATAAGTCACCAATGATATTTTTAATCTTAGCCTCCGTTAAGGTAGAATAAGTATCCTTATTAATAACCTGCTCTAAAAGACCTGGACCAACAAGAACTGGTTGTCCATTTTCATCTTTCATAGTAGATTTTCCTGAAGAATCGTAAGTCTTTTGACCGTACCAGTAATACATTTCACACTCTTCTTTAAAGTTAAGCATGTGAGTGTATTCCTCGTAATCCATCCAAAGCTTTGTAGAACCGCCACCTCTTTTAGGAAGTGTAAATTCAGCTACAAAATCTTTAGCATTACCAGACATGTGATATGATTTACGAATAGTACCAATCTTGTTACGTACTTTACCAGGTACTTCCCAGTTAGACGCATTCCCACGAGAGAAATCAACTCCTACTGGAGCGTACATTTGAGCCCAAAGATCTCCAATTACACCTGCTGTAACTGTAGCTGATGGATCTGGGTTTACCATTTGAACTTGGTATTTATAAGTAGAACCTGAAGCTTCTGGAGCTGACATAATTCTAACTTGTTCTCCGTGTTGATTTACTAATACGTAGTCTTTAATAAACCACTTATCAGCAAATTCTAAATAAAAGTTTGTTCCAGCGGCATGCGCTGCTGCTAAAGGTCTAGTAGTCAACCTGTGAGTTTTCACACGATATTCATATTCTAATCTATCAATAGATTTAACATTACCTACACCTTCAGTTAAAAATGAAAGCGGAAAACGCTTATCTTCTTTACCAGCTAGGTGTGTTATTATCGGTGACAATTCAGTTGGCTTAGACATCATAGCATTTGCAAGACTGTTCATATCAGTCATTTGCGAATCATTGTAGAAAGATTTTCTAACACTGATGTTGTTTCCGTTTACTGCCATTTTTAATTAATTTATATGCAAAGTTTAAATATTGCCGTTTTTAAAATGAAAGATCTAAATCATCTACATTTACGCTTTTTGTTCGTCTTGTAGCTTTTTTAGCGCTCTTGATAGTTTCTTGTCTACCTGAAAGCTTATCTCTCAATGATCTTGTACTTTGGGTTTTAGCTTTTTTGTCTACTAAACTATTAATGTCAAACCCTTTGTACATTAAATAATCAATCGCCAGCTTGACATCCATGTCAGCTCCTGAGTGATCTAAATCTCGTTGAGTATGCCCTTCACTATTTACAGGTTTTGATATGTAGTTAAAAAACTTACTTTTATCTTTTTGCGGAATATTAATCCCAGCAAAATCCTGTGAATTCTCAATCGTCCCTGCAACTCCATCCCAAAACTCTTGTTGAGCTTTTTGAGACTCAATATTTTGTTGACGTTGTTGCTCGTACATCTCTTGACGCTCTTGCTCTTGGTATTTACCTAAAGCTTGTTTTGCTGCGCCAGCTTTTTTATAAAGTTTACCAGTGTCTTCATAATCCTCTAGTAATTCATCTATAAAATCTTTATCATGCCCTTTTAATTGAAAATAATTTGAAAGAATAACTTTCTGTGATGCAGCATCATCTTCTTTTAAATTAAATTTTTCATAATCCATATTAGGGTCATGAGCTTCCATAAAATTTTGTGACTCTCCACCTTGAAGTACGTACTCTAAGTGTTGTTTCACTAATGGGAAGTTTTCTAAAACATTATCAATTCTTTCATCAGCTATTTGAGATGCAATATCTTTTGTCATTTCAGCTAAACCTTCTGGAGTATCATCATACTCTCCATCAGGCTCATACCCTAGTTGTTCAAGAACTTCAGAAACTACAGTTGGATCTGTATCTTCGTCATCTTCTGTTTTTTCTTCTTCTTCGCCTTCTAGCTCTTCTTCGTTTTCTTCTACTTCTTCAGATTCTTCTAAATCTTCGTCTGGTACAAGATCTTCTAAAGAGTTTTCTTCAGGCTCTGCAGTCTCTTCTTCAGGTAAATCTAACCCATCAGTTAAATTGTCTGACTCTTCTGCAGAAACAACATCGTCTATAGTGATGTCGTCTAGCGCAATTTCATCGTGTTCTTCACTCATATTCTTGGTTTTATGTTAACAAAAATAAATAATATAAGTAATACTTTTACACATTACTTACTTTTTTAATTTTTTATTATTATATAGCACTTTAGGGCCTCCATGCATTCTTAATAACGGGCTAAGATCTTTTAATTTCTTATAATCTCGTTGCACGTAAGGATCTTTTTTAGTAGTAAGGTCGTCTAATATCTTACCTTTATATTGCCTAGACTCTTCATTAAAATATTTAGTAAAATCTGTGTTATCCCAAACATTAACTCCTTGGTCTATTAATTTATTTAATTTAACTCTAGTGTTTTCTGGTCCCCAGTTATAAGCTAGTAAAGCTTTTGCTTTTTTAGCTTCGTTTGTACCTTTGTTCCAAGATCTGTTAAATAGATTATCCATGTACTTCTCTTGAATATGCTTAGATATAGAATACCCCTCTGCTCCGGTAAGATCCTTCATGCCAATTGTTTCAGGTACCCAACCTTTCATTTTTGCATAATCTAATGTGTCTGGCATTATTTGCGCAGAACCAGTAGCTCCTGCTTCGCTTTTAGCATTAGTATTAAAACCAGACTCAACAAATCTTTGCTTTTTTAGCATTTCAGGCCACTCTTCTTCTAGCTTAGCGTCTGATTCTGTTAAAGGTTTAGGTGCTTTAGATTTTGGTCCACCTGTTTTACGCTTAGGTCTAGGATACTTAGGTAGTTTCCAACTACCTTCTGCAAATTTTATTGCCTCTTTTTCAGTATCAAACTGTATACCTTCTCCAGCATCCATCGCCTCTCTAAAAGACTGCGGCTGGTAATTTGCATAAGGAGCTTTTTTATTTGTTATAGAAGGCACAACATAATATTTTCCATCAGCTTCATACGTTGTTGCTAAATGCGTAGAATGCGAGTTTTCTTTTTGACCTTCAAAATACTCACCTTGTGCAGGGCGCATCATTCTAAACTTTCTGGCTTTATCTGCGTTAGATGGAGGCTTTTTTCCACCTG